CTATGGTTTGTAGCACTTCAGAATTTTCAGCAGAGTCTGTGGAAGGCAAGTCTGGCAGGTCAAACAGTTCTGATAGTTTTTTTGTCATGCTCGTATTTACCGAGACTTTTTGCCTTGATGGAACATATCTGTTTCGGTCACTACCCTAAAGCGCAGGCCTTGATTTTTAGCCCAGGCATTGGCAGCAGCCCACTTGTGCATGTTGAGCATAGCGGCAGCTTGATCTCTCACGCTTTTGCCAGCAGCTTCTAGTGTGGTTTGTTTGCCAGGTTTGATTTCGATCAGTTCGCCAATGCGTTCACCATTCTTGTTCTGATAGATTATTAAAAAATCTGGAACATAAATTGTGTTACGTTGTGTAAACGGATTCACATAAGGCACATGCACTGCTTCGCTGGCCCAGTGTATCACAGCCGGATTGTTGTCACAGAATCTCATAAAGCTGTGTTCCCAACTGCTTCTGAAATGAGGGACTTTCTTTCCTATGTATTTGTCGGGATTGAGAACCTGATAAAAACCATTGGCGTATTTCATTATGGTAGTATAGCTCTTGTCACATATTTGCTGGTTTGTGGTCTATTCTTGATGCCTAAAAAACTGGTACCAATTCTTTCAAAGTTTAAAAAAAGTGCAGTATAGGTGTTCAAGTCGCCTAGAGGAACTTTCCTAAATTCATCCAATGCACTCATGGGATCAATGCCTTGTTTGATAGCTGTGTACATGACAGCACTGGCCAGTGCTCGAGCCGATTCTTTGTTGTCAGCAATTTGTTCAAAGTGTGCTACAAGAGCAGCATCAACATTGCTGCTTACTGAAATAGGAAATTCAAAGTAGTTATTGAAGAATTGATCAACTGCAGGCGGGTTGACAGCATTGGTATCAATTGCTTTAAGATTGGTTGGGTTGGGTATTTCAGGATATTGTGTTTGTACCATTAGGAACCTTTCGCTACACGTTGATTGCTTGGCACTCGCGGCACCTGTGTACTCATGTTAGAATAACTGCTGCTTGACAAGTATGTTTCTTGTGTGCTTGTATCTTTTTCTACTAGCGCAGCTGATGTGGCGTCTGTGCTCAAACCAAACACAGTGTCTGTAAAAATTTTGCTGTTGGATTCAGTTGTCATGGCGCAGGATTGGTCGAGGTCGGGAAGAAGTTGGCCACTGATGGTAAGTTAAGTTTATCTAAGCTGAGCTTAGATGCAACTTCAGCACCACTAGGGAACTGAAAATCTTTGTACGGTGTATTGGCCAATGCACTACTGGCCTGTTGAACAATGTTGTTGGTACCAGTTTGAAAAGTGGTTGCTGTGCTTTGAATATTTTGCTGCAAGAAGGCCGCGTCTTTACCAATACTCTCTTGTAAGTTTTTGAACGCATTGCTGTCGGCCACTTGTTTCAAACCCAGTTGAGCCTGTTTGATTTGTTCTGCAAATGCATTGGGCGGTGGAATCAGATTTGAAGCGTTTGCTACCAATTGATTTGATGCGCCCTTTGCCAAATCTACCACCTTGTTCAAATCTGCACCTGCGATAGCACCTTGTGCATTTGTGATCACACCAGACAAATCTGCTCCCACTGCTGACACCGGATTACCCGACAGGGCGCTGGCAAAGCCTCCAGTGATAGCTGCGGCACCTGCGGTCAAATTAAATCCGTTGCTGGATACACTGCCTGCTGCTGCCAGGGTACGAGGATTCAAGGCGCTTTGAAAACTTGGACCAGTGAAGGCTCCTCGATAGGGAATGTAAGTTTGATTGAGCGCACTTGAAAAACTACCACCACGCAACACATTTGTAAATGCCTGAGTCAATTCTGACTTGGCCAAGTTTGTCAAATCAACATTTTTATTTTTATCATATCCTCTGACCAATTTGAATGCTGCGCTGCCCCAATTGCCACCACTGCCGTCTGTGATCACTTCGTCCAGCACGTTTACAATACCGCCAGGACCCAAGATGCTGTTTGTGCCGCCACCGGCTGGAGTCAATGGACTCGGCGATCGATCGTAATGTAGATCAGCAAAACCTCTTGCCACTCTTGTGGTACCACCAGCATACAACACTGATTCATATGAAATGGTCATGGTATTTTCCATGGTACCATCTTGCCCGTTCTGATGAGTGCCGTGTCTATAGGCAGTAATAACAGGATTGATCAAAGTGTATTCGCTGAATCTTTTCTGATGTAAACTGTAGATTCTGATAGCGTTAATATATTGTGTTGATACCACACTGTGTTTTCTTGGCGTATAACCAAATTTGTTATACAAATTACGTTGACCGGTCACATGCTTGTTGCTTCTTAGATATACCGGATTCAATGAGCCTGTGGCATCACCGTAATTGTTATCCATGTCTCTATAGTAGTAATTGTAGTAATCGAACCATAGTTTTCTTACGATGTTGGCTGAATCGTCATGAAAAGTTATATTGATATCTTCATAGCGCACTTTGCTCTGTGCTATTGATGGTCTATTGTAGTTGTTGAAAGTTTTAGTTTCTATTCTAAACTTTGGCAAGTCTGCAGCCTTGACCAACATACCGGCTTCTAGTTGATTGCGTTGATTTACTGTGGTTAGTTCTGGATTAAGATCAAAGTACACGTGAAACAGCCAGGAGTACTTGGGAGATCTTTCGTAATTGTTGTCAACAAATAATCTGGCGGCATGTCTATAATCTTTGACATTATCGCCACGAGCGATTTGTTTTAGGAAACCATCAAAAATACTTGGCATATTAACTCTTTTATATTATTTAGTTCAAAAAAAAGCCCGGATTTTACACCGGGCTTGTCAAGTGTTAAAACTACTATTAGCTTACACCAGTAATCACTGTACCCAGTGTTCTGCCTACCGCAGTACCAATACCAGTACCAGTTGGGCTTTGAATAGCGTTGTCGTACATGATTGTCAAAGCAATTGTTGCTGGTGCATTTTCACCGTAGGCCATGTCGCCATAGTTGACTTGCGACAGTAACGCACCGTACAGTTCCCAAGTTTCTAAAATGTTAGGAGTGTTAGCACCATTACCGCCATCCAGCATTTCAAATTTGAGTACAAACTTGTAATCAATACCAGATGCAGCTGAACTCTGTTCTGCAAAATCAAACTGTTTTTGAACTTGTTCACCTACCAACTTGCTGACATTGCCTCCTGCATCATCACGCAATGTAACTGACACCGCTTCCCAACTTGGTTTGCCAATCAAGTTTACCTTTGAGTTGTACACTTCAATAGTAAACGGGTTCATGTTCAAATTAGGACGGCTGATACTGTCTACCTGTTTGGTAAGTTCTACTCTATCAGTGCTTACGCCAAAGTTTTCAAATACTGCACGAAAGCGATATTTGAGTTTCGGCATTAACAAACCTTGTGTGCTGGCACTTTGGTTTGTTGCTAACGGTACTGTAAATCTGTTCAATGAGGCAATTGCCATTTCTATCTCCTGTTATAGGTATTTACCAAAATTTGGTTGGAAACTATTGGGGTCACCTGAACCCCAATATATACCCATATTATACTCCTGCTGCAATGTCACCTGGGTTCTTCAAGCGAATTGGAATGTAAATAAATTCAACTGCTTTCATGGGTTCAATTGCAATGTCCACATACAATTCATTTCTAGCAATACGTGTTGGTGTGTTGTTGGTTTCATCACAAACAACCAAATAATCGTATACACCACGCTTGGCCACTAAGTCGTTGATTGCACCACTAATGATGTTGGCAATCTGATCTCTGGTGATCTTGTCATTTGGTTCAAACAAGAATCCATCGCCTACTCGAGCCAAGATAGTTCTCAGGTAGTTTACCAAGCGAGCAACATTGATGCGATCCAAGCTGCTGGCGGTTGGGTTGCGTGTTTTTTGTCCAAATACCAACAAGCCAATCCCTGGCAAATTGGTGATAGGATTGATCTTGTTTTCATACAAGGTATCTCTTAAACCTACACGAATACCATCAAACACAAATTCTCCGGTGTTGGCATCAATGTATCCAATGCTGCTGGCGTTGTCAACCAAACCACGGCGTGTACCAGCTGGTGCGAACCACTGATAAGCAACATTGTCATTGAAGATAATTGTACGCAATGCCATGTGACTGGCTGGCACTACAATGCTGTTACCTTGTAGGTCCGAAGTCTGACCACATGGATAATAAACACCCAAGTATGGACTTGCTGTTGCCAAACCATCGCCGTTGGTGTTGTTGCTCCAGTTAGCAATGTCAATTGCATTAGGTGCTAGACGCATTGGTGTGTCGCCAACAATGAACGCAGTTTGCGCACGATCGTTGTTTAGCGCAACCATTTCATCAATCACTTCTGGATAACCAGGAGCTGCAATCAAGTTAAATGCAAATTGATCTTCACGTACTTCTGTGTTGGCAATCAACGCTGCCTGCATTGCAGCAGTAACCATTCTACGCTGTGCTTGACGACCCATGTACGGACTGCCGTTATCTTTCAAGCCACTGGCTGTTTGCCATGTGTCTTTAACTGTAGGCAACGAACCGCCGGCACCAGGTACTGCTGGTAAATCAGGGTAAGCATTAGCATTAAACTTGTTGCTTACAAACTGTTTTACATTGTAACCGCTGCGACGTGTGTTGAATAACAACATACCACGCGGAAACAGTCTGTAATCGGGTGCATCTTGGTCAATGTAATTGCTGATCAACAAATCTGTAATTGCTGGTAAACTACCTGTGATTACATCAGTTGTGCCAGTGGTATCCCATCGAGCATCAGCAAACACAATGCCGTTCTGTCCCACTTGGTCAGTGTTGTCAATCAACACCCATTCTGCGCCATCATAGCGATACAGTGCAGGGTAGTTTTCTAAATCGCCTGAATCTAACCATAAATCACCTGCCACAAGAGCTGTGATACCATCGCTTTGAAATTCTGGCTCGCTGGCAGCTACAATGACACCATTTGGATCAGTATTGGCCAAATTGTATCCACGTGCATCGGTAGTGGTACCGTCATAAAAACTATTTTTGTAACCTTTCCATCCACCAATATCATTGATCATGATATCAACTGTGGCAGGATCGCTGTAATACCATAGTGTTCCATCTGCCGGAGCTTGATATGGCTCAGTGGTGCTGTAAGTATATGTCAGTGCTTCCCAATTGGTCAGCGCCAAGGTAGTGCCGTACAAGATAGTTCCAGTGGTGTTGCTTGTGAAACCAGCGTCGCCAACAGGAGTTCCTGAGACGTTGTCTAAATAAATATCACCGCCATAAATGTGAGTGAATGTGATAATGTTGTTTTCCACAGTTACATTCAATTCAGGTATGTTGAGAGCTAAAATATCTGCAACAAAACTTGCTTGTGATGTACCTGTCAATGTCACTGTATAACTTTGCACTGTTGGCGACCCGATTGGAGTGACTCCAATGGTAAAGGATTCTGTGATTGTGAAAGGATTGGCTCCTATACTTGATCCACTCACAACAGTTTGTCCGGCCACACGTCTACGGAACGGCTTGAACGCAGCCGAAGTGTCTAGTAGCGGATCATAGTTAATCCACACTGTGCCTGCTGCAATGCCGGCGCCGCCACCAGCTGGATCCAAAATATAAATTGCATTTTCAGGACTGTCAAACAATTCAGTTGCTAATACAGGGAAAGTTTCAGTTGTGCTGTTGAATCGCTTGATCACAACATCAGCACCGTTGCCCACAGCACCAAGTTTCAAGAACACGCTACTACTGGGTCTTGGCACTTCGTCGGAACTTCTCCAGGCTGGAAT